ATAAATTTCAAATTAAATTTATATATAACTAATTTCACAAGAATATCAATGTTTGATTTCATTAAGATTTTCCAAACTTTAAAATTTAACGGAAATCCAGATTCCGGAATGATGTCTTTACCAAATGAAAAAGAAACAACAGAATTGTTCATTTTACCATGGACCACAAACACAGGTTTCTTTTATTTACTAGTATGTCCTATGGTTATCAATTTTTTAGCTACATTTAAAAGAACTTATGAATTTTGCAATGAATATTATTTAAAAGATTTGATTAGAATCATAATAATATTAATTAAAAACATCATCACATTTACATATTGGTCAGGAAAAATGTTTGTTGACTTATTAATTTTATTAATTTTTCAACAATATTTCAAAAATGGTGTAATTTTGTATGAACACAATATACATTATTATACTATTATATTTTTAATAGGTTCAATATTAGTAGCCCTAAGAATTAGATACATAATTTCAATAATAAGATTCAGATCAATAGGAAACATCGGTTATTTCTTAATATTCATGGTGACATTCTTTTCCATATTAAACAATTCGATCGTCACTTCCAAATTAATTTATCATAAAGATCAACACATTATTCCAACTATTTTAGCAAGTTGTACTCCAAATAATGTTGTTGAACTAGTAGAAAATTTAAAAAATATCTCAGAATTCAAAGGTAAATTACTTAAACATAAAAATACAGACCAATTAATACCTTATAATTTTAATGAATGCAATGTTCAATATAAAGACAGATTAATTCAAAAAATGGCCAGAATTAAAGGTAATTATATTGAAAATAAACCTTTTAAACTACATAGATGTCGTAGAAATGAAACTGAAGCAGTTTGTCGGCAATTTTCGTGTAGAGTTCAACCCGACCCAAAAAACGTCAAAGAATTAGAATTGGTAGTCAAAAAATACATAATACCAGTTATAGAAAGATCAGAACGACGAGATCCAACACCTGTTACCCCATATTTAGATTGGATTAATTCATTTTCTGGTTCCAAGAAAACATCTTATTTACAAGCATATAATTCGTTGATAGAAGGGTCCAAATATTCAGGAATTATATACAAAAACACAGTTAAAATTGATGAAAAAATATTTTTAAATCCAAAAACATTAAAAATCAAATCACGTAATATTACAGCTCAATTGGAAATAGACAAAATTATCATAGGACACTTCATCGATCATGTTTCGAAAGTATGTAAGAAAGCTTTAGCATCATATGGAAGTGGACTGAAAGCAGAAGATAGATGCTCAAAATTTTTAAAATGGACGAGAAAGTTTTTACAAGATTTTGTCATAGTTTGTGTTGACGGTAGCGCCTATGATTCTACTAGACACAAAACAATACAAGAAGCTATCGATATACAAATTTATAGGTGGTTTTTAACAGAATTTGAAATAGATTTAATGGTTAATCCCATCCCATTAGACATTTTAGAAACCGTTTTGTTTCAACTTAAACAAAGAGTCTTCGGTAGTAATTTTTATTATTTAATCATTGGTACACAAGCTACAGGAAGAATGAACACAACCAATGGTAATACTTTATCTAATATAGGTTACCAAACATATATAATGGTCAAAGCGGGATTGGTATGGGGTAGAGACTATTATTTTGAAGCAGCTGGAGATGATACATTTATAATAATTCGAGGAAAGTTTTATACACTTTACATAAAATGTGCCAAATTATATTGTTATACAGACAAAGCCGAAGAAGAGAAAATTCATGGATTAGGTCAAGTAGCAAAACTATTTGACATTTATTATGAAATTAATGGTGCGGAATATTTATCATGTTATTTATTACAATCAAGGAAAAATGACCAAATATATATGATAAGAAAACCAGAAAGATTTCTTCAATTAACTTCATGGACATATAACAATTTACATACCAACTTAAGAAAAATGCATAGACTTAACGCAGAATTAGCATGTATGGAAGGTCTCAATATATTGAGTCAACAAGATTTTATACCTCTCTATAAAGCATTGGCTATGCAGGGAATACGATGTGGTAAACATACTATTAGCAAAAGAACACAAATAAAATTCAATTTAGAAAAGAATAAACATAATGATCTACACGACACTAGAAAAGCAGATTTATCAAAAGAATTTGCAGAAATGATGTTCAATAAATTTTCAGTATCAGAAAAAGAAATAAACGATTTAATAGAAGATTTGAACAACAGTACTAGTCTCTATGATACTATAGAATCTTCATTAATAGATAAATTATATGATGTTCATAGTTTTTCAGACAAAAATATAGGATCACCACTCAACAATGTCGAATTTTGCAGATATAATACTAAAACCAATAGAGTG